CTTGACTGGATATACTCCACCTCCGTATACCCCGCCGGGAGCCGGGATGCTTTGGAGAGATACCCGTGCAAAATTTCCAAATCTCGAGTCAGCGTGAATGTATACGGATCAGCAGTGCTTGTAACATTCGCGTAAACCAATCCCCAATTGTCGAATTTGTACCCGCTTGGGATTGTCTTGATCTTAACGGTTATTACGGAATTTTTGCGGAGATGCAATTCCGCCCCATTCCCCTGCGCGTCTGCATTCCTTGTAATGGTGTAGTCTTCTCCATTTATTGTGACTACCAGCTCGGAACTCACAAATCCAGAAGCAGACACAAGAAGCGTATAATACTCATAGTATTTAAGATAATATGTTGCATCTCCTGTCGGAGTAACAGAAAAGGACGAACCGGAACTGACCAGATTCCCGCTTTCGTCATACCAACCCGCAAAGTTGTATCCGTTGATATCCCACGGATTCACGGAAACAGATTCTCCTGGATTTACAGTAAACGAGCTGGAATTGAGAACTTTACTCGAATCCTCTTCATCAACCGCATAGAAATACACCGTGTAAGTTGGATTATCCTCAAACACCAACTGCTCTCCAACGAACGCCTTTTTGATTTTCTGCTCCCCGACGTACAGGCCGGAGATATTCTGCGTTCCAAGCTTCAGCATGGCCTACTCCTTTATGAGGTACAGGGTGGAGGGGGATTTAGCGGTACCGGGGAGAGCGGCATACTCGGCCTCTGTCATCACCTGGATAGCGGTCACGGCACCCGATGGTATCGCCCCCACCTCCTGCGCGGTATACGTCGGCTTATTGGGCTGTTTCGCCCAGTCCGGCACGGTAGGGTCGGTCTCAGTAAACGCGCCCCCGCCCTCCGGCGGATCGATCCACTCCGTGTCGTAGTCCGTGCCGCTCTTCTTGGCAAGCACCTGACCCGCCGCGCCTCTCGCGGGCACCCCCGGACCGGCAGGCCCCGCAGGACCTGTCGCCCCGGTCTCCCCCGGCTCCCCCTGCGCGCCACGGGGCCCGATCGGCCCCTGGATACCCTGGATGCCCTGCTCCCCCTGGGGCCCCGGAGGCCCCACCTGTTCATTTGCCACGCCCTGCTCCAGCTTGTTCATCCGGGCGGCGGAGATCAGGTCGCCGTCCTTCCATTCTGTCGGTGTGTAGGCCATTACGCGCCCCTCCTTCCGATCCTCGCGCTTCCGATGAGGCCCCGGCCTACGACGCCCAGTTTCCCGTCGTCCAGCGGTTCAAACACCGCCAGGAGCCGCCGGTCCCGGTCCACCGTGAAGCTGTATTCGATATCCCGGCTGACAGTCCTGCCGTCCTCCTGCCATTCGTCGAATTCGTTGTATGCGTCGTTGATGGCCCGCACCGTGGCCGTCTCGCCCTGGTAGAAGATGCCGCCGCCGGAGAAGTCCGCCCCCGCCGGGGCGGTGCCCACGGCTACCAGGTACGCCGGGCAAATCTCCGGCTCCAGCCGGTACCCGTCCGCCGCGAGGCGCGCCGCCACATAGGCGTATCCCCTGGTCACACGGTTCAGGTCCACCCAGGTATAGGCCCCTTTGGGCCCGTCCATGAGCTCCTGGTACTGTGCCGGAGTGCCCTGGAAGCGCCCGGTGTAGCGGTCAAAGAGGGCCGCAAGGGCCTTTACCCGCTCCACGTCCGCCGCCGTCCTATCCGTTATGAGAAAGTCCCTGAAGCTCTGCATCTGCTATACCTCCCCGCAGTCAAATTCACCGCTGACGATGCCCTCGGTCTCCCCCACGCGCCGAACGTCCACGCCCACGATCTCGCAGTCCGCCGCCGCGATGCCGCTCAGGACGATGCTCATGGAGGTGATATACCCGTCCACGGTGGTGCCCCACGGCGTGGGGGCGGCCACATGGTCCCCGGGCTTCTCCCCGTCCATCACGATCCGTACCCACTGGGTCTGCCGCTTGGTGTAATAGTCGTAGAGGTGCTGGGCCACAGCCGGGGCGTTCATGGGGCTGACCAGCGTGGCATCCTTGACCTCCACCACGTTCTGCTTGTCGTTGGCCGTGACGTTGGGGTTGTTGATGGTCACAACGGACGTGGTGTGGTAGTACGTCACGCCGTCCACCTCCACGGTGTCGCTCCCCTCGCCGGAGGTGCTGTAGCTGTGGGAGGTCACCTGCACCGCCGTCACAATGGCGGAGGTGTCCACGGTGCCGCCGCTGTACACCCGTCCCGCCGGGATGCGCCGGGGCAGGTCCTGCCGGTCCCGGTAGAAGCGTATCTTCTCCGTGCCGCTGGTGTCCACCATCGCCCGCAGGGCAAAGGCCACCTGCTGCATGGCCTCCCGCCGGGTGCAGGGGGGCATATACCCGGTGATGGGCATATTGGCGAGGACCGGGTCCAGCTCCAGCTCGAAGTGCCCGCCGATGATCTCCTCCAGCAGCGCCCCCGCCGGGTACTCGCTGTACATCCCCGCCGGGAATGGGTCCTCATCCAGGACGCCTATGGCGTCGATGCAGGACACGTCGTAGAGCCCCCGGGCCCGGTGGGTGGAATCGCTGATGTAGAAGACGCCGATTAGCTGCTCCCCGTTGAAGGCAGACACCGGCTGCTTGAACTGGAACATATACTCCACGTCGGACTTGCTGTCCAGGGTGAAGTCCAGGGTGTTCACTGACACCTCCGAAGAGAGGATGCTGACCTCCTCCACCACGCGCACGTCCCTCAGTTCGTCTCTCAGGAACTGTCTGGACACGCCGAACGCCACATGCCGGAGCTTGGCATAGCGGTAGGGGTAGTTGGTGGCGTTCAGCCGCAGGACCACCTTGTCGAAGGATTCCACGGTCGTGGGGCAGAAGTACTCCGGACCGTCCGGCTCAAACTCCGCCGTAGCCAAGAGGGTGATCCCCCGGTACCAGGAGGCCGTCACGCTCCGGCAGTACTCCCCAACCTCCGGCGCGAAGGTCAGGAACAGCCCCGGCGCGGTGTAGCGCTCATCAAACTCGAAGGTGATCTCCGGCGGGGCCTCGAATACGCCGTTGATGTCGCTCTGGGCCGTGGACCAGAAGGGTATGGGCTGGTCCTCCAGCACCTCCCGGGTGCCGTCCAGGAGCCAACTGAAGGGCTCCAGGACGGCTATCGGGGCCCCGCCCCCGCCGAAGGGCAGGAGCGACACGTCCGAAAACCCGGAGGCGTCCGGGGTGGTGACCGCCGCATCCTCGTCCGCGCCCGTGGCGATGTCCTGGTAGATGATGCGGACACTCATGACGCCCTCCTATTTGGGCCCATCGCCACGAAGTTGATGGACAGGTTGTTCCACTTTCTGGAGCCGTCCCGGTGAATGCGCTCCAGCTCATCCTCCCCGTTCGCCACATATGCCTCGTAGGTGATCGAAGACTGTCCGTAGGGCACGGTAATCTGGTGGCTGTCCACGGGAGCGGACAGCGCTTCAAACAGGGCGTCATATTCGTCCGGGTCGCTGTTGCTCATATCGAGGTCCATGTGGTACGTGTAATATGTACCGATGATATCCCTCTGCATTTTGCCGTCCATCGTCCGGCCCGCGTTCTCTCCGTCCAGGACGTTGAAGGACCTGCGGAGGGGGGATTTTACAAACACACCGGGATATTCCACGCCGTCTACGGCAAATACACTTGTGCTCATGTGCGTGCCTCCACCAGTTTTGTTCCGATGCGCTGATATTCAGCGCCGCCGAATTTGACCGTTGCCCGGCCCCACTCCCGCTTGTCCACTTCCAGGACAACGGTCATGTTGCCGCCGCGCCCAAAGCCGCCGCCCTGGGCCATTGCCGCCTGAATCCCCTCTGTGACCATCTGCCGGACAAGGCCCGCCGGCGCTTCAAAGTTCATGCCGCTGCGCTGGTCGCCCAGGACCGCCGCAAACTGCTGGTTTGGCGGGATCACCGCGCCGTTGGCGAGGCGGGGGAGCTTCACGTCGGACACCTTCTGGATGTTGATGCCGAATTTCGTCCCGCCAACCAGCGGTACGCCCTCCGGGATGTCGATCTTGATCTTGTTGAGCTGTTCAATGAGCCAGTTGATGCCCTTGATCACGCCGTTTATCATGCCCTCGACCGTGCCGATGATGCCGTTGAAAACACCCTTGATGAATTCTCCGACAGCCTCAAAGGCCGCGCCGATGGGGTCCGCCACATTGGTTTTGAACCAGTCTCCGGCTTTCTCCCAGATGGAGACCACGTTGTCCCAAAGTTCGCTTGCCCCTTCCTTGATGCCGTCCCACAGGTCGCCGAAAAACTCCGCCACGGGTTGGATGATGTTTTCATCGAACCACCCGGAAACCGTCTCCCAGACGGAGACAATGCCGTCCCAGGCGTCGGAGGCCAACTGCTGGACGTCCTCCCAGAGGCCGGAGAAAAATTCGGCTACGGGCTCAACGACGTTGGTGTTGAACCACTCGCTTGCAGAATCCCAAGCATCTTGGACAGCTTCCCAGGCATCTGCGGCAAATTGCTTGACATTTTCCCATGCGTCCTTGAAGAATTTCGCGATGGGCTCTGCCACATTCTTACTGAACCACTCTCCCGCCGCGTTCCATGCCTCCTTGATTTTCTCCCACGCCTCTGCTCCGGCCTTTTTGACCTCCTCCCAATTATCTTTGAGCACAACGACCATAGTCGCTACAGCCGCAACAATTCCTGCAATCACGCCTGCGACAAGAGCGGGAGCGCCCAGGATAATTGCGCCAACTGCGGAAATCGCAATGCCAAGAAGCATGAGCGCTTCATTTGCCCAACTGAATCCGTTTTTCAGCATGGAAATAAAATTGGTGATTGCTGTTACAGCGCCGCCAACGAGTGCGCCAATGCCTGCGAGGATAGAACCAGGTCCAAACACCATTTGCATTGCATCCGAAAAGGTATAGGCTGAGGAGCTTGCAATCGTGAAGACCTGTGCCAATTTCCCGATGATCCCCGGAGCATCAAGAAGGTCCAATTTCGTCAGATATTCAACAATTTTTCTGATCGTTTCCACCAGAGCCATACCGGCGGCTGCCACCTTGACCGCGACCAGAGCGGAAGCGATCCCCAGAAGAAGGGTCTGCAGCGGTGTGAGCTGCGCAATAAAATCGGTAAGAGAGAGCTCCCCGTTGATGACGGATGCAATGTCGTGCAAGCCGTCAGCGATGGCCTCCAGAACAGTGACAATCACACCGCCGGTCCACTCTGAAATCGGCTGTAAAAAGTTCTCCCACAGCCATTCTGCAAGGGGCTTGATTGCCTCCAGGACTGCGGTAAGTGCTTCGATAGCCGCAGTGACCAATTCTATCCCAACAGGGGCAAGCTCCTCCAAGAACCATTTTCCGAACGGCAGGAGCACATTTTCATAGGCATATGCCAATCCGTCTGTTATCACGGCCACAAGGGGCTCGATAGCCTCCAGCAGGCCCCGGAACGCAGCCATAAGCGGCTCGAAATTGAGCCCCTTCGCCCACTCCAGCGTTGACGCCGTAAGCCGTTCTATGAAGCTGAGGACTGTCTGCACGATGTCCAGGATCGCGTTCCAGATGGCGACGCCGTTCCCGTTTGCCTCCCATGCCTCCCGGAGCTTCATGGCGATGGTCCCGATGGTGTTATAGATGTTGGTGAAAATCTTGAGGATGGTCTCACAGATTTCCACGCCGGAACCGTCGTTCCACGCCTCCCGGAACGCCTCCCCGATGCTGGTCAGCAGTTTCAGGATCTCCGTGAACATGAAGAGGATCGATTCAAAAAATTCCGTCCCGACGTTGTCAAATGCCGTCTTCCAGGCGTCCGCGATATCTGCGATAACGTTCAGGATCATCTCCAGGAAATCCCAGACTGCATTTAAGAACTCCAGCCCCGCGCCGCCGGTCCACGCCTCCGTAAAGGCCCGTCCAATGGCCTTGAGCAGTTCATAGATGGATTCTAAAGCCCTTTTGGCGGCGTCTATGACCTCCGGCCCATTGAGCTCCCAGGATTTTTTGAACACGTCCCAGATACGGTCCAGGGCGTCCCGCAGGGCTTCTATGTCCTCCTTGAGCTTCGGGGAGATCTCCACATCACTGAATATCTCTCCCTCTGTGTCCACATCGGGAAGCTCCACATCTGTGTTGCTGAGGTCCAGCCCTCCTGCGGCGTCTCCCAGGCTGGAGGCCGCTTTCCCTGCAAGGATATTGAGCTCGTCAAATCCGGCCTGGACGCCCTTCATGTCCTTTGCCGCCTTTTTTGCCGCGCTCCCGGCGTTCTCCGTGGATTCCGTCAGTTTGTCCGTTGCTGTTGCGGCAGAACTCGCGGACGAAGCGACGCCGGTCTCCGTTTTGCCCTCTGTATTCCTGCCAAACAGAAGGTTGGTCACTTTTGCGAAAACCCTGGCGAGTTTTGTGAGCGCCGCGATAATGGCATTGATCCCCGGCAAGACCGCCTGAGCAATTGGGATCAGCGCGTTGCCCACGGCAATCTTCAGTTGGTCAAAATTGAGTTGGAGGATACGGATCTGGTTGGCAAAGCTCCCGGAGGTCCGGGCGAAATCCCCCTGGGCGTCCGTGGTCACGCTCAGCAGATAGTTGTAGCGAAGGAGCACCTGTTCCGCCTGGGACATGGACTTATAGCTCTTCGTGATGCCCTTCGAGAGCGCGTAGGCTTCCAGGTTCGCCACGCTCATGTTGATGCCGAGCTGTTTCAGAGGTTCCGTCTCGCCGCTGATGCCGGAGCGTATCTTCTCAAACGCCTCATCGGTGTTCAGGTTGTAGAACGATGCCAGGTCCCCCGCCAAGCCGGACAGCGCGATGGACATATCCTGCGCCGCGCTGGTGGCAAGTCCGGAGGATTTGAGCATCGCCCCCATTGTTCCGGCGTACTGCTTTGCGGACAGCTCCGACAGACCGAACGCCTCAGCGGCGGACTGGGCAAATTCTTCGATTTTGGCCGCCCCGCTCCCGAACGTCACATCAATGACGTTCTGGACCTCCTGGATATCGGAGGCAAGCTTGACAGCCTGCTTGCCAAAGTTTACCAGAGCCGCCACGCCGAACACTGTGCCGATGATACCGGCAACCTTTTTCAGGGTCCCGCCAAAGTTGTTGACCGATTTGGTCATGTGGGCAATGCCCCGGTCGAAATCGGAGTGGTTCAGGTCAGCCTTGATACGGACAGAACCGTCATATCCGAACATTGGATGATTTCACCTCCTCCGGTGGTCATGTAGCCGGACCGCGCACCTTCTCCAGGATGCCGTTGATGGTCTCCAGCTCCTCCTGGGTGTACTGGTTCGGGAGCGCAAAGCGCTTTTTCATGCGCATAAATTCCGCCCGCTTTTGTGAAGAAACCTCAGAGGCCGAAGTGGTCCGAATGTTGATGATGTTTGTAAACGCCGTATCCGTCAAATCCCCCAGCATGGGCATAAACTCGAACCAGTGGAGCTTTGACCGGCTGATATCGATGCCGAACACCTTCCGAAACGCGGAGACGATGCGGGCAGAATCGTATTCAAAGGAAAACACCTCCGGCTCATCGTCTCCCCCGGACGCGGCAGGGGCGTTTCCGCAGGACATGAACCAGGAAAGGCCCTCCAGAGCGGTCTGGAGATCGGGGATGCCGTTGCCGTACAGGAGGGACAGCGCCGTGCCGGTCTTCTCGCTGTCGCTGAGCTCCGGGTCGGAGATGCAGAGTTGAATCTGCACCCCGATCCGGTAGTCCGTGCGGATGAGCCAGCCGCAGTAGTCCTCCGGCAGGCGGTCCAGCATGGCGTTATACATTGCCGGTGCGGGCGGCGCTGTACTTGCTCATGCGCTGGGTCTTCTCCTTCGCAAACTCCTGCAAGTACGGGGTGAGCTGCTCGAAGAAATCATAGTAAAGCTCAAAACTGGGCGTGATGTCTCCGAACACCTTTTGGCAGGTGCCCGCGCCAAAGAGATTGTCAACCTCAGACATCATGTTCTTTCCGGCCTCCGTATAGATGGAGAGCACTTCCCGCAAGCAAGCCGCGCTGGTTTCTGCGTCCCCTTGGTATTTCTCCCTGATCTGCGCCTCGCTGGAAGAGAACTCATTCGCCATCTTCTGTGAATTTTCATACAGGGCGAAAAACCGGTTGAGAAAGTCGTTGTCGCTCAGGCTCAGGGTGATGTAATCGCCATCGTCATTGACTTCGATGCGCTTCACCCCGGTGTTTACGCGAATGCCTGCCATCTCTTATTCCTCCTCTTCCATGTTGGCTGCTGCCGATGCACCTTTGGTGAAGACCCTTGTCTCAGGATTGAAAGTCCCATCTTCCCCCGCTCCGCGCCAGTTGATGGTGTAGCCGATGGAGAGCGGGTCAGAGGCCGCGCCGCCGTAGCTGTCGATCTGGATGGAGACCGGCTGCCTCGTAGCAGGGTAGCTGCCGGAGGATGCGGTCTCGAAGACATCCACCATAACGATATCCGTATGGGCGTCGCTGCCAATGGGGAGACGCCTGCGCATATCGTTGATGAATTCAAAGGCCTGGTCCCCCTTGACCACCTGGGAGGTAACAGGGGCATTGGGCTGGTAGCCGGTCATTTCCGTGGTGGCCGTGTCCTGGTGGATGTACTGCTCTGTGCTGGTCTGAGGGTTGTAGGAGATCGTCAGCTCCGTGACGCCGTCGCCGACCAGGGCGTAGGTTCCCGCGCCGGTCCCCTTCGCCGTGTTGATGAAGAGAAGGAACGCGCTTCTTTTTTCTGCCATAGTTTCCTCACTTTCCGGGATGGACCTGATAGGTCATCCGCATGAATATTTGATGGTCCTCCCAGCCCCCCGCCATCCGGGCGAAGAGGGCGGCGGGAGTGACCTGCTCGATCTCCTGGACCTCCAGACCGTCGCCGATATCCGGCTTCTGCCCCGCGGCCCACTGTGCGAGCCCGTCCAGGAGCTCGTCCGCGCTCAGCCGGGCCTCCGGGGTATCCGGAGCCGTCCTGTAGATGATCTTGAACTGATAGTCCGCTGTGTATGCCCCGTTGATGAACCGCTCTACGATATAGGCGCTCTGGACAAGGGACATCGCCATGCCGGGCGTCTCGTCCTCCATGAACTCATAGTCAATGAAATCAATGGAAAAGGGGATGTCCGCCTGCGCCTCCAGCCACTTGTTCAGCCAATCCAAAAGGTTTCTGGAGATTCCCGCCTCCTCAAAAGCGGAGACAAATTCAATGGTCCTATCTTCCGAACTCATGCCGCATTGCCCTCCCTGCTACGCGCTCCCATTTCCTCATGTTCTGGGCCTTGGATGCCTCGAACCAGTGGTCCTGGGCCTTGCTATGGACCGCCGTGCTGATATCCAGGTCCCTGCCCGTGACGATCTTGGTCGCCCCCTTTGTCGCGAAGGGACTGCCAGTCCTGGGGTCGATCATCAGCTTCCCCCTGTAGAGGAACCGGGCATAGGGGCCGGGGTAGATGATGGTGTCGCCGTCCACCTGCGTCCGGCCGGCAAAGGACTTCGTCCGCGCGGGGACATACGGCTCCGTGTCCTTCGCCATCTGGACCGCGAGGGTATGCTTCACCCCAGGCGCGGCCTGGGCCATCCTCCGGGCGATATCTCCGAAGCCCCTTGTTTCCACTTTGAATGTCAAACCGGCCATCTCACACCCCTCCGATCTCCCAGTGGGCCAGTCCTCCGAAATTCCGCTCTTTGATCCTGGAGACGTGGTACACCTGGTCGTACAGCGCCTCCAGCCGCCCCCGCACCTCCTCCGGAGACGTACCCTCCGGAGGAGGGGCAAGGCCCTTCACGAAAAAGGTAAAGCCCCTGCCGGGGGCGCTCCGGCTGCTGGCCGCCAGGGTCCAAAAGCCGCTTTTATCTCCCGCGCTCCAGAACTCCACCGGCGGCAGGTACGCTTTCGGCTCCCCGGTCACCGCGTCCACGGCCTCCACGCCGGAGGGCACGTACAGGACCGCCCCGTCCGCGCCCTCCAGGCCGTTCCGGTCCGGGTCCGCCCCCCTGGAGGCGTCCAGGAACACGCCCCGCAGGAGGGTGACGCTGCTTTCCACCGTGCTCCTGACCGTCCCCCTGCCGGTCCTGACGGCCACGTTGTAAAGCGTGACCGTGTGGGGGAACATCCCCGCCGCTGGGGACGCGTTCAGCCGCCGGGGGCGGCTCAGCCTCTTCGGTGCGGGCATGGGTACGACCTCACTTTGAAAATACCGGCGAAGGCCGGGAGCTCCCCCAGGTACAGCAGCAGGGCCTCCCGCTTCCGCCCGGCGAGGTATGACACCTCAGCGGAGGAGACGGAAGGGGCGCGGTAGCTCCTGGACCAGCCCCCCACCGTCTCGCTGGAGACCGCCTGCTCCCCGCTGAACGCGCTTGCCGTCATGATGCTCTCGTCCAGCAGGATGTCCGCAATGGCGCAGGCGCACTTTTTCACGGCCTCCAACTGCAAGCCGTCCGCCCTGTCGGAGAGGCCCTTGGTGGCCGATCTGATGTAGTCGGAGGCCCGCTGGGAGAGCCGCGGGAAGTCCTCCCCGGTGATCGCGTCCCCGAGGTACTCGTTCAGGTAAAAATCGTAGTCAGCGTAAGCCATCCGGCGGGCCTCCTTTCTCAGCTCGCGGCCTTGATCGCGGACAGGATATCCGCCTTGTTCATGGAGGCGCTGACGCCGCTGATGTTGTGCGCGTTGGCGTAGGCGAGCAGTTCGTCCTTCGTCATACTGTCGAGATCGTCCTGCTCATTGGGAACATCGGACAGGGCGGCTGCAGCCGTGCCGCCGGCGACCTTGATCACAAAGGTCTCGTCCATGCGCTCGTAGGAGGGCAGCACGATCTCGGAGACTGTGGTCTTGGTGTTCACGGGATCAATGGTGACGCTGACCGCCACGGCGATGCCGGTGTCCACGATCGCCACATCCGCCTTGCCGCTGCCCAGCAGAGTGCGCTCCTCGGGCGTGGTGCCGTACCAGGTACTGCCCAGGGCGCCGTCCGGCAGGAGGGTGACCATATCGTCCGGATAGAACTGGTGGGTCGTACCGGTCTCGTCCTTGTACTTCTTGGTGTAGACAACGAGGCGGATGCCCAGCTCCGTGCTGAAGAGCTCCGTCACCCGGGCGTCTGTCACCAGGACGTTGGCCGTGACGTTCTGGGCGAGAATGGCGGAGCGGACCTTCACGTTCTTCTTGAGGTAGCCCATGGTCTTCTTGCTCAGGAGCAGCATGGAGGGCCGGGTGCCAGTCTCGGCCTCCACGGCGTCCTGGGCGCTCATCACGTCGCTCAGGGGGTCGCTGTTGGCGAGGTCGCTCCACTGGGCCGTGCCGGTCAGGGCCCGGTAATGGCCGCTCTGGTAGGTGCCGCCGGCATCGTAGTTGTAGGAGTACTGGACGCCGTTTGCCTCGATGTTGATCCGGGGGGAGCCGTCATCCACGGGTGCGAGAAGCTGCATCCGCATCCGCTCCGCCACGACACGCGCGCCCTCCACCAGGGTGTTGGTGTCGTCGTAGACATGGTTCAGGACCTCCAGGGCGTAGGGGTCGCTGGCCTCCCGCACCCGCATGATGTTCTGCTCGTCCTCCTCCTTGACCAGCATGGACTCCCGGAAGAAGGCCATCTGGGTCTCGTCCATCTTGATGCCCTCCCGGCTGCGCAGGGTGGACTTCGCGTCGAAGTTGGACGGCGCCAGGGACACGGGCAGGCCCTTGTGGGTCTTGATCCACTTCAGGTCCAGGCCCATCTTCTTCCTGGGCGGGAACAGGCCCTCGCCGAAATACGCCTGCCGGTTGCTGGCGGCCTCCGTCTGCTGGATGGCGATCGCCTTTGCGCTGTAGATTTCAGTCAGCCTCATGTTCTTTTCCTCCTCGTCACATAAATACAACGTTCTTCAGCGCGGCCTTGACCGCCTCGCTGATGGTCACGCCGGAGTGGGCCTCCGCCGCAGCGGTATTGATGTAGCCGCCGACGACCACCGTGCCCTGGGGGCGCTTCTGGTCCACGTCGTGGAGCAGGATGCCGAACGCGTCCGCCCCCGCAGCCTTGGTCCCCTTTGCGGCCATCGGCGTGCCGGCCTTGCACACGCCGTCCGTGAAGGAGGCGGCGTCCAGCGTTATGGCGTCCCCCACGAACTCGCTGTTGTAGAGGATCTCCACATCCGCGCTGACGGTTTTGGTTTTGTACCCCATCGCTTCAAGTGCCATTACGATTTCCCTCCTGTATAAGCAGAAATGATGTCATTGGCGGCTTTGCCGCTCTCCGCGTTGGCCTTGCCGATGGCCTCCGCCATCAGCTCCGCCGGTGTTTTCGTCCCGCCACCGCCGGGAGCGCCGTGCCCGCCGCCGCCTCCGGTGATGAAGCGCGGGGACGCCTTGTCGGGGGCAAAGGCGTCCGGGTCCGCCTCCCGCTGGGCCTTGATGAAGTCGTCCAGGCCCGTGAGCTCCCCGTCCGTCAGCTCCAGCTTCTTCTCCTTGACGCGGGCGATGAAATCCCGCTCCGCCGCCTTGCTGGAGAATTTCAGCGCCCTGCCGGAGATGGCCCGGGTGATGGCGTCGGAGTAGTCCCGGTCCGCCAGTTTGGCGTCGCGCTCAGCAATGTCGGTCTTGTACTTCTCCTGGAGCTCGGAGAGCTGCTTCTTGATACCAGCTGCATCGCCATCGCCGCCGGCATTTTTCAGCTTCTCCAGCTCCTCGCTCGCGGCGGTGAGCTTGCCTTGGGTGTCCGCCAGAGCGGTCTGGGCGGTGGTGGTCTGGGCCTTCTCCTGGTTGACGTCCTGGGTGTTCTCAGCCAGAATCTTGTCAATGACGGAGTCCTCCAGACCGAGGTTTTTCAGAAACTCGCGTGTCATGATACCTCCCTTTGCCCGGAATTTTTGCGACGCCGGGCCGTCAAAATTTGCATAAAACCGCCGCAGCGGATTTTACCGTCGTTTGTCGATGATAAACGCGATCAGGCAGCAAACCGCGATGATTATAACCAGGGGAACCTTTGCGGCCCATGCGATGATCTTCATCTTGAAATACAGATCGGTCATGGTATCCTCCCAACAAAAGAGCCATCAGAAACCGGGGGTTCCCGGCAGCTGATGGCTCTTGGCGCTCCATATTCATTTCTATGACGCTAGATATTCACGGTTTGCAGTGTGTTGATGCTATTTCTCCTCCGTAAATAGATACGCGTATTCCTTTTGCAGGGCCTTGATATCTTCACTAAACTTCCGATAAAAAGGCCGCAACGTGACACAGGCCGGATGGTCCAGTCCGTGATACTCAGGATACTTTTCAAGCTCCTCCTCTTCCAGTTTCAAATACGCGTCCCACAAGTCTTTATGCTTTCTTGAGTATACCGGGTAATCGGGATGATCTTTATTAACTGCCATTTGTTTTTACCCTCCTGTACTGAAAGCGAAATTCTCGGCTTAATCGCCGCATGACTTCATGGAACCCATCTTCGTCAATATTGATCTTCCCTTCATCGGAAAGTTGAAAAACGTCTGTCTTGAAAATCTCTTTGAACCTATGATACACCACATCCGGTGATACTGCAAGAGTATCCGGTGTTCTTTCCATGATATATTCATATAAATAATCAGATGCTTTGGAATATGCCTGCCTACTTTCGAAGAAGAACCGCACATCCTCTGCGCTGAAAGAGAACCAGGTTTGTGCCGCCGGGTGATTGTGATAGGAGTAGGACCCAGTCAGACTGCTGGGAATACTCTCCGGATGAACTTCCCCGGCCTCGCCCACAACGCGCCAGACCTTTCCGTCCGCCGTCACGGTGCGGTTGACCTCGTAGTCCAGCGGTTCGGTTTCTTTCTGCGCTGCATCCATCTGGGTAAGAACCGCCCTTTTGTCGGAGAAATCCACCGTTCCGATCTGCACCGGTCTTCCCGGCCTGCCTGCAACGCTGCTTCCTGCGCTCTGCCCACGGGAGGCCGCTCCGCTTCTATCCAGCACCCGCATCCGCTCTCGCTGTTCCTTCAGCCCTGCGGCCCTACTGAACTTCCGGTACTCCTTCTTCAGCCGCCCCAGGCGGATGCTCGCGGCGTCTGCCTGACCGGTGAGCCCCGCGGCAGTGTATGCGGTCTTTGTCCGCTCCAGCTTCCGCACGGTACGTTCGATCTCCCGCTGCTTCTGGGTGGCCTGGTAGGCAGTGTAGGTGCGGCCCTCATACCGGAAGGGCTCCGGGTCGATGGCGGCGAGGTCCCCGTCCGTGTAGGCGCGTTCGCTGACGCCCTCGACGAACGGCCACCAGGAATGGCGGCGGTTGCCCCCGCCGATGCCGGTAACGCTCCCATATCCGCAGGTCTTTGCAAAATCCGGGTAGACGCCTTTGGAGGTCTTCGGCTTCGCGCTCCAGCGGTACACCTTCCCCTGCCACGCCGCATGGTTCTCCCAGCCGTTGGGGCCGTCCGTGTCCCGTGCCCCGGAGTGGGCCGTGACCTCCACAAGGTCCGTCTCCAGACAGTCCATGGACTGCTCCCGGTACTGCTGGTTGAGCTGGTTGACGCCGGTCATGACCGCCCGCCGGACGGCCACGTCCAGATGGTCGATGTGCCCGCTCTCATAGGCCACCCGATTGGGGAGCACGTTCCCGCTTTCGTCATAGGCGACGCACATCCCCCGCTCCGCCAACTGTTTGACCGCCCCGCCGATGGCTTGGGTGTAGCTGATGGCCCCGGACTGTATCTGGAGCTCCGCGCTGTCCAGGGCCCACTGGTACGCCTGGGCGGGCGGGAGCATCGTCAGCCGCCCGGCCTGGACCACCAGAAAGCCCATTGAACCGGTAATGTTTTTATACGCGCCCCAGGTCTGACGCCGGATCGCGGCGATATCCGCCTCATTCACCAGCCGTTCCGGCGCGGTCACCTGGGCAAGGTCGATCACGGAGGTGTAGTACGCCTGGTTGCGCTCCACCACATCGTCCAGCAGGGCCTCCAGCTTGTCCGCGCCCGTCCCCGTGGCCTCCGCAATCGCCGCCTTGATGTCCTCCAGGTCGATGCCGTGGGCCCGGAGGGCACGGATGTCCTGCACCTTCACCTCGTTGAGCTGGTCCGCGATCTTCAGCCGGGAACAGATCTCCTCCAGGAGCCGCACCTCCAGGCCCCGGAACAGCTCGCACAGCTCCTCCGGCAGCGCGTCCAGCAGCTCCGGGGTAAACGGATACCGGGGCATTACTCGATCTCCTCCTCCGGCTCATCCGTCAGGTCCTCCATGTCCGGCAGCAGCTTCCGGGCGGTCTTCTCGTCCACCTTGTCCCACTTCATGACGAAATCCACAGGCCGCATGAGACCGGCGGCCACCCGCTGCATATCCAGCGCCATGTCCTGCCGCCGGGTCTCCGGGTCGTCCAGGACGCCGTCGCCCCATTTGCAGTCCACCTGATACGCCCCCGCCGGCGCGAGCCGGGCAAGGTCGCACAGGGCGTCCAGGGCATACACCAGGTCCTCCAGCGCTGCCTGGAACGCCTTTTGAATGGCGTCCTCCGTCACGTACTGCCGGTGCTTGGTCATGATCTGCTCGGTGGCCGTCTTCTCGACGGCCTGCGGGTCCGAGAAGGTGCCGAAAGCAAGGCCCACGTTGAACTCGATGCGCTGTAAGATGCGCTGGAAGCCGTTGTAGAACTGGTCGTCCCGCAGCTCCGGGTTGATGAACTGGAAGAAGTTGGCGTCGCCAGTGAAGTCTCCGTATTCAAAGAATTCATCATCCACCTGGTCATGGTCCATGACAGAGCCGTTGAAGAGCATCCTGCGCTTTCCCGTGCGGTACTCCCGGCGGAGCTGCTGCCACTGCTCATCCGCCTGCCGGATCAGCTCCGCCGTGGCCCCGGCGTACACCGACACGCCCACGGGGGAGGACGGCTCAATGTCGTTGGAGACCGGCGGCTTGAAATAGGCGAAGAGCGGCCCTGTCAGGCCCTCGATCACCTCCCGCTCCGAGAGGTCAGCCCACGCCTCCACGCTCTCCAGAGGCACCTGGGCGCCGACGAGGCCCTCCCGGCTGCTGCGGTACGCCTTGTTCTCCACAACATAGGCCGTGGTCCCGTCCTCTTGCAAGAGGAAATCGTGGTACTCCAGCCTGATGTACCACTCGTTCCCCTGCCGGACCGGCTCGCTTCGGAACACCCCGCCCACGGCCCTGCCCGTGCCGTCAAAACGGGTGGGGGTAAAGCCGCCGGTGTAGGATTCCACCAGGAGCTGTCCGTCCTGCGGGTACGGCTTCAAGGCCACGCCGCCCAGGCAGAGGCCCAGCTCCAGGTCCTCCCGGAAGCTCCTCGCCGCCCGCTGGACCTGCCGGTCGATGTACTCCGCCCGGGCGCTGCCGGATACGGTGATACAGAATTCCGTCAGCGCGTGGCGGCTCAGCTCCCGGCCAATGGCCCCCGGAAGCCCCAGGGGCCGCACGTCGCAGGTCTCCCAGGGCGGATGGTTGGTGTACATGGCGTACCAGAGGGCGGCGTTGTCCGCCATGTCGCGGGATGCCGCCGGGTGTGCGCCGAATTCCTTCTCGATCACACCTGAGGGGGTATCTTTTCTTCTCAGCCGCCCGACCAGGCTGCGAAACCAGTCGATCAGTCCCATCTCTCACACTCCTCTCATCCCACGCGCCATGACGGTGGCACAGAAATAGCGGATATCGTCCATGGCGTGGTCATTTTCCTTGATAACAGCGTCCTCCCGGGCGTCTGTATCCCATCGGTAAGCCTGGAACTCGCCGAGGCATCCCTCACAGCTCCGGTGGAATTTCAGCCGCCCGGCCTTGAGCAGGGTGGCCGTCAGGCGGATGCCGTCCAGGACGCTGTTCACGGCGTCCCACACGGAGAAGCGCCCGTGCCGCCGGATCGTCGCCTTGAAGCTCGCGGCGGAGGGGTCCAGGACGATCCGCTCGATCTGCCTGCTCCCGGCAAGTTTCTCGATCTCCAGGTAGTGCTCCTCGTCCGTGCGCTGGATATGCCCCGGCTTCCGGCTGTCATAGTAGTACTCGCTCACCCGGTACGCCGTGCCGTTCCAGAGGCACCAGAGCCCCGCCGACGTGGGGTTGACGGTGCCGTAGTCCACGGAGATGAACCAGCGGCCCCGCTGCTTTGCCTGCCACGGGATCTCGTCCACCACCAGGCCGCTTTGGAACATGGTATAGACCAGGCCCTCCGCCACCACCCACTCCCCCAGGACATAGCGCTGGTAGAACACGCCGGAGTAGGTGGTCCGGTAGAGCTCCAGGGTCTCCGCGCCCAGGCCCGGGTTGTCCTCCATGAGGAAGTGGAGATGCAGGGCGTTGTGCCGCTGCGCGCCCAGTATCCACTCCTGGTAGAACCAGTGGCGCGGGCTGTCCGGGTTGCAGTTGAACCAGAAGCGGGCCCCCGCCACAGAGCACCGGGCCAACGCCTGCTCCACGAAGGACCGGGGCATCAGGGCCACCTCGTCCAGGAGGATCCCCGCAAGGGTGACGCCCTGGATGAGCGCATAGCTGCTCTCGTCCTTGCCGCCGAAGAGGTAGATCCGGTTCTCCCGCTCCCCCCGGCGGATCAGGAGCATATGGTCCCCCCGGAGGTATCGGATATCAAAGTGCCCCCGCAGGTAGCCCACGGACAAAAGCGGCGTGACGATATTGCGCTCCACACTGCCCACCGACTTCCCGCAGATGGCGAAAGAGCACCCCCGGAAGTTCCCCATCACCCAGAGGACGAAGCTCAGGCTCATGACGCTGGTCTTCCCGGAGCGCACCGCGCCGTCACAGATCAGGGCCTGATACTGCGTGTAGGGGAAGCGCAGGATCTGCCGCTGTTTCTCAGAAAAGCCCACTGTCCATATCCTCCTTCAGCGCCGCGGTGAGCGGATCGTCCTCCGCCTGCTCCCGGAGCTCTTCGCTGCTGATGGTCTCCTTCGCCTCCGCCTCCATGCTCTGCCGCTCCAGGTCGGTAGAGAGCTTCACCACAGCGGCAAAGTTCTGTGGCGTGACGATATCGCTCCCCAGGTCAATGAGCGCCTGTAAGACCGCGTCCTGGATCTGCTGGGCCATGCTGATATGCCGCTGATTCATCTTCCGGATCTCTGCGACCGCCGCCTTTTTGGCCTCCCGCTGGAGATAGTTGTCCCAGGCCCGGCACCGCTCCACCCAGCCGTTGGCACTGCTCCAGCGCTCCATGAGCGCCTTACTTTTGCCCAACCTCTGCCCCACTGCGCTGAGACTGCGGTCTGCCCCCATTTGCAGGTAGGCGAGGAATGCCGCGAACGCCTGGGCGCTCTCGCCCTTCTGCCGCTCCCAGGGCAGGTCTGTTCTGTTTTTCGGCATTTCCTCCTCTCCTTACGTTTCATGGTACGGGGCCTATCGCCTGTCAGCGTTCCGGGTGAAAAAGTAGAAAAACGGCGTGTCCAGCAGGGCGAGCCCCGCTTTCAGCAGGTACTGCCCGAGGATGATCCCCAGGAGCTGTGCCCGCCCCTCCGCCGTGAAGAGCAACCCCAGGCCCAGGCCGAAGCTGATAACGGCATAGATCACCGTGTCCCACACCTGACTGGTCAGGGTGGAGCCGTTGCTCCACAGCCACCGGCCTCCCCTGGTGCTCCCGTGCCGCTCCACATACCGGTCCCGGAGAAAGTGGAACACCAGCACGTCCCAGGTCTGGGAGACCAGGTAGGCGCTCAGACTGCCAATGACAAAGATCCAGTTCTGCCCCAGCAGCGTCTGATAGGCCCCGTCCATCACAGGGTCCGTGGCCGGGAACGCCCCGGTGATCATGATGCAGGCGGTGGCGAATACCTGCCCGATCAGGCCGTACTTCACCACGCCCTTTGCCGTGTTCTTCCCCCAGATTTCGCCGATGATGTCCGTACAGAGGAAGGTGACGGCGTAGGTGATAGCCCCGCCGCTCAGGGCAAGCTGGATGCTCCCCGGAGAGAGCCCCGTGGTAATGGTTCTCGCCCCGGTCACGTTGGCGACCGGTACCGGCTCGGACCAGACCCCGCGCAAAGGAGAAACGCGGGGCCGGAGACCTCCTTCCGAACAGACTGACGGCCCCCTCGGTTGGAGGAGGCCGTCCGGCTTTGTCAGAATTTTACCCTATCATTGTACCACGGCTTTTCGGAAAAATCGTCCGGTTTTTTTCCGGACTTTTTACTCTGTCTCGGTGATGCCGTAGAGGGCGAGGGTGAAGTGCCGCAAAGCCCTGTCCCGCCTGTCATAGACGGCGCTTTTCTCCAGGTTCAGGCTCTCGCACAGGGCCTCGGCGGCCCCCTTGGCCCGATGGATGTAAAACCGCTCCAGAACAAGCCGCTCCTCGCTGTCCAGGACCGTCAGGGCCTTGTCCACCATCGTTACCCACAGCCGCGCCTGCTTCAGCCGCCGCTTCAGCTCGTCCCGGTGGACGATGTTGCTCAGCAGGGCGTCCTCCCGGTCCTCCCCTCCGCCGGAGACCGGCGCGCGGTCCGCGGCGGCGCTCCGGAGGCCGGTACAGGCGCTCTCCAGCCGCCTCAGCTCCATGGGGATGCTCTCCAGGGCCTGCTTCTGGGCCTCATAGCCGCGAAGCCGGTCCGCCGCTTCACGCTTCCAGTTCATCTCTCGGTCTCGCCTCCGTTCCTCTGCGGTTCCACATCTCTCGCACCGTCAGATGGTCCACTGCCCAGCCGGGGTCGATCCCGGCGACGCAGTTCGCGCAGAAACAGCGCCACCGCTCTCCGCCCGCCAGACCCGCATACCGCTCATAGAGCACGTTGGGGCTCTTGCAGAAGGGACACGGCTTCAGGGCCAAGCCGAGGCATCCGTCAAAATCGATCGCTATCGCTTTGCGAAGGTCCATGTTATCCTCCAAATTCGTAATCGGTTGGTAATTTGCCATCGGAACACGTTTTCAGGCTTTGCGCGGTCCCTCCTTCCAGTCCTTGCAGTGCTTCCAGTCGCAGATCCTGCCCCGCTGGCGGCAGTCCCGGTCCGCGCAGGTGGAGCACTTGCGGGGGAGGGGCTTCTTCTTCGGTGCGGCGGGGGGGGGGTTGGGGTGGAGATCAGGCATCG